ATCGTGTTGGAGAAATCAATCGCTCGTGCTGCTCGCAGTTCAATGTTTGAATTTAACGACCAGTTTACTCGTGCTCAGTTTGTCAACTTAGTTGAACCATTCTTGCGTGACATACAAGGTCGCCGTGGTATCACAGACTTCCGTGTAGTATGCGATGAAACAAATAACACTTCAAATGTAATTGATGCTAACCAATTTGTTGGTGACATTTACATCAAACCAGCACGCTCTGTCAACTTCATTCAACTTAACTTTGTGGCAGTTCGCACAGGTGTTTCGTTTGATGAAATTGTCGGCCGGTTCTAATAAATAGAGAGATAGGAGATACAAAAATGGCATTTTCAGTAAACGAATTCCGCTCTCAGATGGTAGGAGATGGCGCTCGCCCAAATTTATTTGAGGTGAGTATGCCGTTTCCTGGCTTCTCTCAGCCTGGAGACGCACAGAGAAAATTAACTTTCATGTGCAAAACAGCTCAACTACCTGGTTCAACTATTGGTGTTGTACCAGTTCAATACTTTGGTCGTGAATTAAAATTTGCGGGCAACAGAAGTTTCACCGATTGGACAATTACAATCATTAATGACGAAGACTTTGTTATTCGTAACGCTTTTGAGCGTTGGATGAATGGTATCAACAGTCATGCTCTTAATATCCGTAATCCATTGGCTGGAAGTCCTGGTAGTTATACAGTTGATGCTGATGTAACTCAGTTTGGCAAACAAGGTGCTACATTGAAGAAATACCGTTTTCTCGGTATGTTTCCTCAAGACATTGCACCTATTGATGTTGACTGGGGTTCAAACGATTCAATTGAAGAATTTACTATCACGCTTTCTTATCAATGGTGGGAAGCAGCAGCTGACCAAGTGGCTTGATAAAAAGGGGGTCAACCGTGTGGCCTCCTTTTTTTATTTTATAGGATGAATTTTTAATGGCAATAAAACTTTTCGGTTTCACACTAGGTCAAAAAGATATTGTTCAGGTTGAAAAATCTGAGCAAGCTTCTTTCACACTTCCTACGGAAGCAATTGATGATGGCGCAGTTACCATCACGCAAAATGCTCACTATGGAACATATGTTGATTTAGAAGGTTCTGCTCGCAATGAGATAGAATTAATTACCCGTTATCGTGAAATGTCAAATCACCCTGAGTGTGATATGGCAATTGATGAGATTGTTAATGAAGCAATCAGTCATACAGAAAATGGTGAAGTATTAAAGATTGTTTTAGATAACCTGAAACAACCAGAAACAATTAAGAAAAAAATTACTGAAGAGTTCAATAATATCCAAAAGATGTTAAACTTCAGCAATCTTGCCGATGATTTATTTAAGCGTTGGTATATTGATGGCCGTATATACTATCATGTTGTTGTTAATGAAAAAGACCCTAAAAAAGGTATTCAAGAGCTTCGTTATATTGACCCACGCAAGATTCGTAAAGTGCGTGAAATTCAAAAAGAACGAGATCCAAAAACTGGTGCTAACATTATTAAATCGTTGGCTGAATACTATGTTTACAATGACCGTGGTTCAACCACACAAACATTTACCGCAAATGCAACACAAGGTTTGCGTATTGCACCTGAAGCAATCATTAATGTGAACTCTGGTTTGATGGATGCAAAAAATGTATTCGTCATTTCTTATTTACATAAAGCAATTAAAGCTCTCAATCAATTAAGAATGATTGAAGATGCGGTTGTTATCTACCGTATTTCAAGAGCACCAGAACGCCGTATATTCTATATTGATGTTGGTAATTTACCAAAAGGTAAAGCTGAACAATATATCCGTTCTATTATGATTCAGTATCGTAACAAATTAGTTTATGATGCAAGCACTGGCGAGATTAGAGATGAGCGTAAACACATGTCTATGCTTGAAGATTTTTGGTTACCTCGCCGTGAAGGTGGAAAAGGTACTGAGATTACTACATTACCAGGTGGACAAAATCTTGGTGAAATGGAAGATGTAAAATACTTCCAAAAGAAATTATTAAATGCATTAAATGTTCCTGCTTCTCGGCTTGATACGAATAGTGGCAGCATGATGGGTCTTGGTCGCACAACTGAAGTTACCCGTGACGAAGTTAAGTTTTCTAAATTTGTTAATCGTTTGCGTAACAAGTTTGCACAAGTATTTGACCATGCGTTAAAAATCCAATTGGTATTAAAAGGTGTTTGTACCACAGAAGAATATGAAGATTTTAGAGAACAAATCTACTATGACTTCATTAAAGACAATAACTTTACTGAGATGCGTGATGCCGAGTTGTTGCGTGAAAGAGTTAACACAGCAACAATGTTAGACCCATTTATTGGTAAATATTATTCAGCAGCATGGGTTCGTAAGAATGTGCTGCAGATGACCGATGAAGAAATTACACAGATGGAAAAAGAGATAGAAGAAGAAGGTCCAGTTACACAGCCTGGTGATGAACAAGCACAGGCACAACAAGAACAAGTTCCACCAGAAGATAATAGTATGGAAAGAGCACCTTCTGAATCTGAAACACCTGAGTTAGATGCTGAAGTTGAGAGGTCAGCGCTTAATATAAATAGGAAATAATAGGAGAAATATATGCCAAAATTTATAGACCAAATTGCAACAGGCGATGCCATTGGTGCAAAGAATACCATGTCTGATATGTTGTCTGCAAAAGCATTTGAGGCTTTGGATACTCGTAAACAAGAATTAGCTGCATCATTGTTTGGTGGTTCACCACAAGAAGTGCAAGAAGAACAATTAAATTTAGAAGATTTTTCTTTAGAAGAATTGGAAGAATTTATGGTATCTGAAGAATTTGAACAACTTGATGAGCTATCTAAAGGTACTGTGCGTTCTTATTTGAAGAAATCAAAAGAACAAGAAAGTGGTGCTCTTGGTCGCCAAGGTGCAACTACAAACAATGACATGAGTCCTATTGATGCCGGTGATAAAGCTTACGAAGGTAAGAAAAGGGCAATAGCAAAACTTGGTGGTTCTAAATCTGTTTTACCATCTAAAGTACCCGCAAAATAAATGAAATCACTATTAGAGTTTAAATCTGTCGTTGAAGAAGAGAAGTCAGACTATTCAAAGTTTGACACTCTGGTTCGTGCTGGTCTGGCCAATAAGGCACAGATGCAACGTATTCACAAAATCTTAGATAAGATGGGTGAAGAGAAACCAACATTCAACAATGCAGATAGAATGATTATTCAAAACCTCTTTAACAAGATGGTAGATTTAATTTCTAATAACAAACAAATTAACATGCAGGCACGCCGTGCAGTTAAAGAAGATGAAGATGTTATTGAGGCAGAACAGTTAGACGAAGCGAATCCAGGTCCAACACCACCTTATGTTTTGTTGTTAAAGAGAACTGCAATTCGTTTGTATCCTGATGGAACAAAAATTGCATTATATCGCAACAAACAATTAAACAAATACTTCTCTGTACCATATGATACTCCAATAGATTCACCAATTCAGGCTGAAGAAGTTGAATTGGAAGAGTCGGTAATGGATCAACTACATAAGATAGTAAAAGATAAATCTGCACAGTCGGTAAAGTTTGCATCTGGTCATAGTCGTAAGATTGACCATTTCACCGCATCGGCATTGACGAAAGTTCATAACGCATTAAATGATGATAACAAAAAGAAGTTTGCAGATTTGGTACACAAGTCTCCAGAACATTTTATGAAGGCATCTGATTTTGCTTTCAAACATGCAAAATGAGCTTTGTATCATCATTAATAGAAAACAAGTTAGATGATGCAAAAGAAAAATTATTTGCTCATCTAAATGAAATAGTCGCAAAACGCCTTGCAGAAGCAAAGCGTTATGTTGCAGAAGATATGTTTATTGAAGTTTTGGATGAGGCGACTAAACGCAATACAAACATTATTAAACAAGGTAGAATTCAAAAGATTCGCCGAAGAATTAGAAGAAATGCTAAAGGTAAGATTGTTGTTCAAAAGAACATCAGACGCTCTAGTATTAAAGGTTATAGAATTTCAGGTAATACCGTCAAACGTATACCTGCAACAGTTAGGTTAAGAAAAGCAAGACTTTTAAAAAGGTCATGGAAAACAACTAGAAGAGCAAAATTACGCCGCACATTAATGAAAAGAACAATGAGTATGCGTAGACGTTCATCAATAGGACTAAGATAAAATGGCATTCGAATATATTAACACACTTCGTTCAGCTTCAATAGCTAGAGTTATTGATTCTGGCACAACCATTGCATTGGCAAACCTTTCAACTGGTGCCAATGAAACTGTTATTGCCGCAAGCATCCGTAAAGTTGCATGGTCAACAAACGGCAGTATTCAAATTACTCGTAATAGTGTACCGATCCTTACTTTGCATAATTCAGGTAGCATTCAGTTTGATGATTTGAATACTACACTTGCAAATAACAGTACACAACCTATTGTTGTAGTAATTAACACAGGTGGTTTTGTGGTACTAGAACTTACCAAAGAAGCAACATATACAACTGCACCAGGCGGATACTAATATGAAACTTATCAGAGAACATATTGAGTCAGTTAAATATTTAACTGAAGCAACAGAAAACGGTAAAAAGAACCTCTATATTGAAGGTACTTTTCTAGTTGGTGATACCGTTAATAAAAACAATCGTATGTACGAAATGAAAACTTTGCGTAATGAAGTTAGACGCTATGATGAAGAATACATCAAAACAAATCGTGCATTAGGTGAATTAGGACATCCTGATACACCAACACTAAACTTAGAAAGAGTATCTCATAAAATTGTTTCCCTCAAAGAAGATGGAAATACATTTTATGGTAAAGCTCTGGTTCTTGATACACCATATGGTCAAATCGTTAAAAATTTCATTGATAACGGAGTAAACCTAGGAGTTTCTTCAAGAGCTCTAGGTTCTGTAACCATGACCAAAGAAGGTTACAATCTTGTCCAAGACGACCTAAGATTGGCAACGGCGGCTGATATTGTGGCAGACCCATCTGCTCCAGGCGCATTTGTTAATGGCATCATGGAAAACAAAGAATGGATGTTTGTTGAAGGACGCTTTGTAGAAGCAGACTTTGATAACGCTAAAAGACAAATAACAAGAGCATCTTCTAAACAAGTTGAAGTGGTTGCTCTTAAATTGTTTGAAAATTACCTCAGAAAACTTTAATTTTATAAATAAGAAATCATAAGGAGATTCCTAATGTCACAGAACAAACTAATGGAAGCAGCTGCAGACATTCTTGCATCAAGCAAGAATAAAGGCGGTATGCCAATGGAAAAATTGCCAGGCACCGATGCCGTAGATTTGGGTGGTCCAACACCACAAAATTCTAAGCCAGACGATGACTCAGCAAAAATTGACGCAACAAAGGCGGCTAAATCCGCAACTGCGCCAACAACAAAGCCATCTGATGCATCACCAGATACACAGAACAAAACAATGAAAGAAGACATTGATGCTTTATTTGCAGACGATGAAACTATTTCAGAAGAATTCAAATCAAAAGTTTCTACCATTTTTGAAGCTCGTGTCGAAGACCGTGTTAATCAAATTCAGGAAGAAATCGAAACTCGTTATGCAGGCATGCTTGAAGAAGCAGTCGAATCAGTTAAAAACGACCTAACAGAAAAGGTTGACGATTATCTATCATACGTTGTTGAACAATGGATGGAAGAAAACCAAATCGCAATCGAATCTGGTCTTCGTGCTGAATTGACAGAAGACTTCATCGGTGGTTTGCGTAACCTATTTGCAGAACACTACATTGATGTTCCTGCTGAAAAAGTCGACCTCGTTGACGAACTTGCTGGTAAAGTTGAAGAACTTGAAAGCAAACTCAATGAAGAAATCGAGCGTGGTGTATCATATGCTAAGGCATTAGTTGAATCACGCAAGAATGAAATTGCTCGTGAAGTTACCGAAGGACTTCCTGCTACTCAAGCTGAAAAAATCAAATCACTCGCAGAGAGTGTAGAATTCTCCACAGAGGACGAATACAAATCAAAGCTTGATACTATCCGTGAAAACTACTTCCCTTCTGGCACTAAAAAGGCAACAGAAGCTCAACTAAACGAACAGTTTGAAGAAACCGAAGAAAAGAAAGTCATTAATGACCCATTCGTTGCTGCTGTTTCTCAAGCAATTTCTAAAACCAAATTTTAATTAAACTCTAGGAGATAAAAAAATGTATTTGTCCGAATCATTACAAAAAAAATGGGAAGGCGTTCTAGACCACGCTGACCTTCCAAAAATTACCGACCCTTACAAGCGTGCGGTAACAGCAGTT